AAGGCTTACATAGCATCAAAAGACAATATACTTTCACCTGCAACGAAGCGCGGATACTTTGCCACGCTCAGAAGCCTTCCCGAAGCCTTCAGAATGGCTCATATTGCAACGTTAACAGCTTTAGCCGTACAAACTACCATAAACGATTTAACGGCGCTCAAATCGCCCAAAACGGTGCGTAATTATGCAAGTTTTATCATGACCGTTCTGAAGTCGGTGGATGTTAACATCAAGGCCCCACAGCTCCCGCAGAAGATAAAAAAGCCTGTTTACATCCCCACTGCAGAAGAGGTGCACATGATCCTGGCTGAAGCATCCGGGGGGCGGTACTGGGTGCCCCTCGTCCTGGCATGTCTTGGCCTTCGCTTGTCAGAGATTTGTGCTTTGTCCCCGTCCGATCTGGAAGGCGACACGCTCCACATCAACAAGGCGAAGGTTCCGGATGAGCACGGGCAGTATGTCATCAAGACCACAAAGACCACAGACAGCACTGGGGATGTCCGCATTCCTGAAGATGTGGCGGAGAAGATACGCGAACAAGGTCTCGTTTATGACGGTGATCCCCAAATGCTGACCAAAACGCTGCACAAAATGCAGGACAAGCTCGGCATTCCGCGCTTTTCTGTTCACAAACTGCGCCACTTCTTCGCCAGCTACATGCACGCCCAAGGGTTCACCAACAAGCAGATACAAGCCGGCGGAAGATGGAAGACTGACCATGTCATGAAAGAGATATACCAGCACGCAATGGACATGGACTCAGCTAAAAAAAAGATGGCAGACAGCATCGGCGGTCTGCTGTAGCGTGGTACATTCTTGGTACATTTTTGGTACATTTTGGTACAAAATACCCCTTTCAGAGCGAAAATATAGCTTTCAAAAATAGAGACAAAAAAAGAGCGGAGCTCCTTATTTATCAAGGAAAACTCCGCTTTTTTCATGGTCTTGCTGTTTGGTATAGGGGAGGGTGGATAGAGGGACTCGAACAGTAAACCTCGCACGCTATAACCCGCATAAATAAAGGATTGTTATCTTGTTTTGGTACATTTTTGGTACAGAATGAAAAAGGGGCCGCTTTCGCAGTCCCTTCCTTATTATTATTTATTCAGTTTATCATCAAACCACACCAGCAGGATCATGCCGATGGCGAGGAGTGCAATAAACCACTTCATACAAGCCTAACCTTCATGGTGTAGGTCAGACATATCCATCCGACGCCGCTCTTGAGCTTGCCCCATTCGCCTGACTCCTGCACGATGGTAAACGCTTCGCCCTTGCGCACGGTCTGCACGATGTCGTAACTGATGCCAGGCCCTTTTCTGACGTTCAACTCATCCGCCATGATCCGTGCGATGTAGGGTCTAAAAGCTCCGCTCTGACTGTATCGGTCAAAGTAAACCTGCCCATAGCTTGCCCGCTTCTGCTTCATGGCCTCTGACTGGTCCGCAGGGCGCTCAAACTGTGTGAGCACTGCTGTTGATGCACCGTAAACACTGACAGCCGTCTGAAGGGCCTGCAGCGTGCCCTTGTAGCCTGTAGACAGCTCCCACCACAAAAAATCAAGCTGCATGTCAAGATCACCGATGGACTTGTTGCCCTTGCGTGCGTAGAGGTTCTCTTTGCGGCTCCAGAATGTCCACTGAGCAAGGCCATATCCTGCACCGTCGCGGATGAACTTATCTTCGGGATAGCTGCCATCATCGACTGCTGCCGTGTATTCAGCGTCAGTCATGCCCAAGCGTTTCTCGAAGGTGTTCTGCAGATTGTTGCTGTGGAGTGTGCTCTCTGCGTACAGATTGCCCATGAGTCCTGCTACGCCATAATCATTGTGGATGCGTGCGCTCAGGTAGTTCCATATCTTCTCTTCATCGCTGACAGGCTCCGGCTGTGGTGCTGGCGGAGTGATCGCCATGGCTTCAAGAATGTCGCGTTCAACCTTGCCTGAAGCGTGGCGCTGTTTCCATGTCGTCCCAGGGCACTGAGTCGCCTGGTACATGCAATGCAGAGTCAGTGTGCCGTTCTTGTCGCCTGTGTAGTGCGGTGTTATGCCGTAGCGCTTGCAGATGTCCGCCGCAAGCCGTATCGCTGAACGGTATGCCGCATCAGAGACAGGCCACGGCTCCTTTGCTTCGCTGTTGCTGACCTCGAACGTGATGGCTCGCTGGTCATTCCACGAACTCCCGCTCGTCCATGCGCGTCGGTCTTCAGATACCCCGCCGCAGATGTCGCCGTTGGTGCCGATGTAGTAGTTGGCTGATGCTGAGTTCTTGCGGTAGTGTGCCCTTGCGCAGTCTGCGCCGCTTGCTACGCATGCCATGTGGTGGATGGTTATCTTCGTGATCGGCTCCGTCCGCGCGTTGCTGTTGTGCGTGCCAAAATCCACTATATCCGTGCATAATTTCGAGAAAACGCTCATTTTTCACCTCCTAACAAAAAAAGGGCGACCGAAGCCGCCCCATGATTACTGGTGACAATTAGGTAAGCTTTGCAATATACCCCAATTCAATACTACCATCCTCAATCGTCACCCTGTTATACCCCTTAAGCATTTCAAGCTGTTCGGGTGTAAGCTGAATGGTGGTGGGGGTGGCAAGCTTATATTCTACCTGTAAAGGATTAGTAGCAAGCCATGTTTTCCAATCGGCAACTACCATATTCTTTGAGCCTGTCTGACATACGGATATTTTTCCATCCCTACCCATAGAAAAGCCGATATTGCTTTCACCACCCACATATGTTTGGTCGGGGGTCTTTTCCTTAAACATATTGGAAATAAGCCCCATTAAATGATTGTTGGCGCTGTTCTTTTCAGCATCGGATATGACAGGAGATTCAACACGCATACAAGCAGTGACAGAGCCGTTTGATGCTGTCCATGCTTCGCTACCGTCAAATGCAATGCGCTGTGTTTTCACCGTCCCCACCCCCGTATCCCAGTTTATATCAGCACCGTATACGGTAGTGCCGAGCTGAATGGTGGCGGATGAGTGGGCATAAGGCTCGTAATCGGTTGCGGTCGTTCCCCGTTCTATCATTATCTTAAATGTTTCGTTGTTAAAACTCGTACCCGAATTTATACCGATAATGATAAAGCAGTTATTGAGTGCTTGCGTAGCGGTTGCGGTATTGGTTGCGTTAAAACCAAAATCGAGCAGTTTTACCCATGTGCCTAACTGCATTATGTTGGTATAAAATTTGCTTGATGCGCCCGACAGTGTATAACTTCCTGCTTCATACGCTTTCAGATTATCCGAGCCATTGTGAACACTTTGGTCAAGTCTGATGCTAAAGTTACCCGTTGATATTCCATTAAGTTTAAACGAGCCATCCCCGTTATTGGTAAAAGTGACACCGTAACTCGTGAAAGTAGCACACTTACATTCGAGTAAGTTCTTCCCCGTATCATCCACCACCACGCTATCCCTTCCGCTGATGGGGCAGATGTTGGAGTAGGGGGCAAAGGATGCGTCTCCGCTTGTGCGAATCATGGGGTGGAAAGTTACATTTGATATGGTTCCCGCATACATTTGTATATCGCACCTATAGCCATTTATTGTTGACGGCACAGACAACTGTGCAAGATCTGTACCGTTATCATATATCACGGAAGTTGTACCCCAAGTGTTGAACATCAGCACATACGGGTTTCCAGTTCGTGCAGGGCATCCATTAAGGACAATGGTTTGACCAAGAATTGCTTTCGCAAAATTAGTGGTCATGTCATTGCTATTTATGAAAATGAATACTGAGGTTGCTGTGAATGTACCATTCGCTTTAACGCTAGTGACATTACCATCATTATCCGTGACAATCTGGAATGTCCCACCGTTTATGGTATAAGTATTGCCAGACCACACTCCAGAAGTATTCAGGGCTTTTATGCCGTCAACCGTCATAGGAAGCAGATTCTTCCCTGCACCACCTGCCCACGGATAATCATAGCCATGCAAGTCCTGTATAGCATTTATCTCTGTTATGAGTGAGCGAGCCTTGCCTCCTGCGCAATCAGTGATAACCACGGGATTGCCGCTTGCGGTCTTTGTCAACGCTTCGGCTAATACCGACAGCGTGTTGCCCTGTCCGTCGATGATGTCACGGTCGGAGACGACTGCGGTGGGGGTGAGCATAAAGCCAGCATTGATGATGCCAAGTATGACTACCTGCACGGGGTCTGACTCCGTTCCCTCTCCGCTGTTAGATATCTTACATATGATCGTATTGTCGGCATACACATCCTGTTTGTAAGCTACGCCATCAGAATCAACCAGCCGACCATAAGCAAACCGCGCCACGGGGCGGGAATAGCTCAGCATCATCATATAGCCATTGGTTGCATCCGCTGTGCCGTCTGTAGTCAAATGCAAAAGCAATAAATTAGCGGACCCGCTGAACTGCCCGCCCAAGTATCCGCTTGTAATCGTATTAACGTCATAGCAGACAACACCGGCGCCTGCGTCAATCTCACCCTTAAGCTCATTGACTGCCCCTATCACGGTCTGTGCGCTGGTCTGCAGTGTGCCCGTTCCGATAGCGTTCTCCCTCAGCTGTTTCGGCGTGGTTGTGCCTGTGCCGTTCGTCGCATTCTCCACGATCAGCAAGTCAGCATCTGCCAAGCTGTTCACTGTAGGATAATTATTAGTGTTAATCTGTCCCATCCTTTACCTCCATCAATCATCTGTTGTTTTGGTGTAGCGCACAGTCACAGAAGCGGTGTATGCACTGGCATTGCCGTGAGAGTCACATATCAAATATGACTTGTTAACATAGAATGCCCATGTCGCTCCTGTCCTGTCAGATATTCCAAGCTGCAGCGGATAAGTCCCCGCTATTGACAGCACCGTACCATCAACATAGCCGTCATGTATCCATATTTTGTCTATATTCGCCAGGCCATGCGGTAAGCTCGTGGAGCCGTTATTCGGCAGCGCTCCGAAGTTTATCGTCTTTTGATATAGCGGCTTGAAGTCAGTGAAGAATCCTATCTGCTTCTCTGTCGTAAAGTAGTTGTCACCTATCTCAACGCCATCGGGCGTCTGTATGTATCGGCTGACAACCGCGACACAATCAATGCGCCCACCCTTTATCTCTGTCTTGTTGTCTGAAACAATAGCCGGAGATGTCGGGGTCCTTGTTTCGCCATAGAAAAGCGCCTGACCGTCTGAATTGATCGTTGACTTGTACTCACGATTGCTCTGAATGTTATGCTTTAGCTCAAGCTTACTCAAGCCATACAAAGCATTATATTCTCTTGACAGCTCATTCGTTTCATACTGCAGGCCGTTCTGGGTCAGATTCCATGTTCCTTTTGTTACGCCCCAGCATCCCAATTTGATGACTTGACCAAAAGAAGCAATGACCTCATCATGTACATCATCAATACGCCCTGCGGTGTTAATGGTCTTAATATCAAAGCTGTCACCGTCTATATGCGCATAAGTATCGCCCGCAGTGTCGATATCGTTGTAAATATTCACACCGTAAGCATTTTGCAGCATAGCGCTGGACATCTCATCGATGCCGCTGTCGCCTATCTTGACAACCTCTGACAGGATCATCTCCGCTGTTTGCGTGATACGTGAATATATCGGGATGATGTTCGCGATCGTGCTGTATATTGGCTTATTATCAGAGTCAAGGATATCTTCGCCATCACTGTCCTGAATGGCTTCTGAAACAAAGCGTGCGCCCACCTCAGATATGATCGCATTCCTCAGTATTTGTATGTTTGCGTAAGCGGTCAGCTCATGCGGTACGCTCCACTCTATAGCGCCCGATACCTTCTGCACTCTGATGGAGTACCACATCATGCGGTCATCATCTTCGGACCATATCGGCTGCTCTGTGCTCCATCCTTCCTCTTCCCAGGTATCATCAGAAGGCTGCAGCGGTTCAATCTCTGCAAGCTTATAATATGTTGTGTAATTGACATAAGCTGGCTTGGTGGTCTTGTCCACCCTGTCAGCCGTGCCCTTCGCATCCACTGCGGTAGTCTTCGCAAAAACAGCCGTATTCTTGGCGATGTTCGCCGTATAATCATCCGTAGGTGGTGCCGTGCTGTTGCCGATCGTGTACGCATAACCACCACTAAAACGCACTCTGACCTTGTCGCCCTTCTTGCAAGCGATAGTCATCTCAACGGGTGTCTCTTCAACACCACCATCAACATGCACCCATGCAGTCGAGCCTTCAATTCTGGTCACGGTTGCAAGGGTATCATATGCGGAGGTTGTCTTCTTATTCGCTTGCTGTATGGCATTGACAAGCTCTTTTTCAAGCTTCATATACAACCTCCTTCGTTCGTGCTCCGTATTCCAAATCTATGCTCTGTGATGCCACTCTAAACAGTCCATTGATGTCTTGTGCGGGGTAGCTGATCCTGACTACATCACCGGGCATCACGTTCGGATTAAATCGCCTTGTATAGTCAAGCGACCGTGCGGGGCTCTGCAGTTCCTTAAGCCTTGCCAGTGCGTACTGTCCCAAGTCCGCCACGCTGTTCACGCTCTCTGCTTTCCATATCTCACGCCCCCGCCTTGGTATTGACAAGGGGCTGTTCGGGTCCTCGTCTCTGACCGTCACGGAGTAATTATCGCAAGTCACCCTCAGCACGTTCGGGCAGCTGTACCAGTCCTGCTCATCCGTAACTTCCGGCTCAAGCATGTCAGTGCCTGTGCTGAACTCCGCCACAATCTTTGAGTCATATGGACAGATTTCAACTATCCCCTTGCCGTCAATCTTTACCCGCCAACCAAGCGCGTTTACAATCCTTTGCACCATAGTCAGATATGTTTCGCCGGCTTCTGCGATAATCGCCTGGGGCAGATAAGCACCCCCGGGGGTATATGTTACCCGCAAGCCGCATTCTTTCAGAAGTAAAGCCGCTACCGCTGCCCCTTCGCTTCCTGCCTGTGCATAATATCCCAGGGGGACCATTTTATCTGCGGCAGGCTTAAGCACTGAATAGCAGCTCATGTTGTATGTAGTAATATTGCCCTTTATCTTCCTTGACGGCTCTGAAGTCAGCCCAGTGAAGACAGGCACGCGCGCCGCTCCGCCGTTTTGCGTAGCTATCAGATACACACGCACCCATCTCTCGCCCAGTGGCTGATTCATGACCACATCGGCAGAGACAAGCAGGTCGGCGCTGATATCGCTATCAACGCTTCCCTCTATTATCGGGAACTCCTGCTCATCTTCCCATGTGGTGGGGTTAACCGTCATCAAGATGTATGAGGCAGAAAAACCTCTGCTCCAATCCATCAGCTTTCCTCCCAATCTGCCAGCGTCATGCCCGCTTCACCTTCGGGGTCTATCCTCTGGCACTTAAGCTCATAAGTTATCAGTGCGCTTGAATACTCTCCGCTCTCTGACACTTGAACATCCGCATCAAAGCTGCTCCCTTCGGGTGTTCTGACATGGCATATACCAGCATAAGCCGCAAGCTCACGAACTGCCGCCATGCTGACATTGTCGGTCTTCTCAATCACTGTCGTCAACGTAGTATCGCGTTCAACACCTGCGTTCCAGTCGCCCTGGAGTGATCCATTCAAGTACCTTGTGCGCTTGAAGTCCTTTTCAAATTCGTTCTTCAGTTCGATATTGTACGGCAGGCTTATCTGTTCTCCTTCATCAAAGTCAAACAATATCCCATAGAACACAAGGTCATGCGCTACGTCTACCCACGCAGGAGCCGTCGCCGCCATATAGTCGCCGTTCTTGGTGACATCGACGACACGATACCCGCCACCGCTTGCGGGGTAGGGATCAACGTATGTCGTGCCGAACGCTCCACGAACAACCAGCTCAGGCTTGTCCTTGCTCAGTCTGTATATTTCGCAGATATCGCCCTCTGCAAAGCTTGCGGGCGCTGTCGGTGTTATCTTTGCGATATTACCATCAATCACCACCGAAGCGGTCGGGGCTTCTGCCTGGTGCGTCCAAGCCACCACAAAACGCTGCTTGTTGGTCACGCTCTGTCCCAGCTCATCATATACCGTACATGTCAGCCAGTAAGCACAGCCATCATCAAGGCGTCCTGTTATGTCTTCAAGCCTTATGTTGTGGCTCGACAGCTGACCGCTGTATGTTGCCGTGAATATCGTTTCGCCATCAAAGCCGTCAAGCACTGACCCATCGGGGCGCTCTATGCTGCAGTTGCCCGCTCTTGTGATTGACACAGTAGTCATTCCACCAGTACCGGCGCCACCAACAGACAGCGTCAATGGCATAGCCTTAAGCGCACCATTCACAAGGCTTGTGCTGACCGTGATCGTGGGCGCATTGGCTACCTTGACCGCTATCGCACTTGACAGGCTGGACAGCTTGCCGCTTTCGGATTCCGTCCTGACCTTGACCGTGTGCGTGCTACCATTTGTCCAGTTTGGTGTAAACGTCACGCTCTGAGCCGCTCCGTCAATAGTCTGATAAAGCGCATCGTCAACATATACCTCTGCGCTCTTCTGTGCCGTCGTGTCGCTTGAAAGATAAGCCCATGACACTGTCAGAGCTTCGTTCGGCGCGATGATCGTATCACTCACCGATATAGCAGGAGCATCAGGCGCAGCGCCTAAATCAACCTTTAAAAGCTTTGACCACGGGCCCAGCTCATCGGGCTGGTCGCTCTGCGTTGACCGCTTCATGAGTCTTATTTTGATGTAGTAGGTCTGACCGGGCTCAAGCTCGTCAATGATCCATTTTGTGGTCTTGCCGTCAACTTCATATTCCTGCGGCTCTGATGTACTCATCCACGCATCATCATGCGTTGCCCATGACAGGATAGCCGCATCGGCCTTGCTCCAAGACCATGCCCAATCAACCTCAATTCTACCTTCAGTCAAGCTCAATATGCTTGCGCTCACCGAAGCAGGGGGCTGTGGTACGGTTGTGTCCTGTGTCTGCCAAACAATCTCACTGCGTAGCTGCGGATCAGACGGCTGACCATAAAACGCAAACAAGCCGAAGGTCGCCTCTGTCACGCCAGACGAGGGGCTATAGCTTGCGGTCATGCTGGTTGCGTCGCCATCAGCAACAGCTATCACTTTGCCATCTGAAAAGACCATGGCAAGCTGTACTCCGGGCACAACTGAGTTATTAGCCACCGTCATGCTAACTTCACGCGTGACGGTATTCCATGAGCACGCGCTGATTGTCGGCGCTACCAAGTCGCCACCGGCTACCCATATCGGTTCACCTGTTGCGACATTGTTTGCACAAAGCGCATCAACACGAACCCACAAGCACTGGTCCTCATCAATCGTCAAGTTCTGGATAAAGGTTGTTATGGCGGCATTGCTTGACTCTTTCCAGCCCACATCGTAGGTTTTGCCAAGCACCCAGCCCCCTGTCGGGGGCTGAAGGTCTGCCAGCGGATTGCCTATTCTGTAGTAAACCTTTATCTGCTCAACAGGGTGCTCCTTGGTGGCTGTGTTGGTTACTTTGACCGATAAAGTGCCATCATTGAAACTCGACTCGACATTAGTCAGTGCGAGCGGTGTGTTCTTTACGACGTAGTTATATGACCACGCTGAATCACCCGCCAAGCCACGACCGCGACATCTGAACCATGATATGCCGCTTGTTTCTGACGCGGTATAGCTGCCGATCGCGGGCGCGCTTGTCTTGGTTGCCGCGCTCCAGTTGACTGCATTGTAGTCCGTAGTCGTGGAACTTATCGTCTGATATTCCACATCAACAAGCCATTCGGGCGCCGTGCCATATGCTTCAGTGACCCACGAAAAATCAAAGCCACTCAGCGACAGGACAGGCTGATTCGGAACCTTGAGTGACAGCGTCTGCTCCAACCACTTCTGATCCGCGTAATGGATACGCGCCCAGATATAATCAACCTTGACCTCTGTCGAAGGGTAGAACTTCGTCAGATCTACTGCGATCGTCTTGGTGGTAATGCCCGCCTCTGCTGCCGTGGCTTTCCACTTATACTTGGTTGCCTTCTCCAGCTTCTGACCGGGCTGGACAAACTTATATTCGATAGTGCAGCGCTTATTCGCTGAGTTGACCCCTGCAGGGTATGCCCATGTGAAGATAAGGTCTGCATTGTTGCGTTCTATGCGGAATGCCGCCATCGCTTTAGTTGCCATTGGTCATCCTCGCTTCTCTCTTTAGTGTTCTCAAGAATCCCTGTGTCCACGCTTCGGGATCCTGAGCGCCGTCAACTGTGATGTTATTGTTGAATACATAACTGGATGCACCCATTGGCACATCACCGGCTATTGCAAGCCGTGCGTCAAAGCCTGTGGATATCTCTGTGGAGATGCCGCGCAGTGTGCGCTCAATCTTGTCTTTGCCATCGTCAATGCCTTCTGCTATGCCTGCGCTCAGATAATAGCCCACCTCGTCGCGCATGACTTTTGAAGGACTTTCGATACCGAAAAATTCCTTGAATTTATTTTTGATGCTGGCTCCCGCTTCTTTAGCCGCTTCAAGGACTGATCCTAAACCTTCCTTTAAGCCCTTACCGATGCCCGCCAGTATATCCTTGCCAAGCTGCAACCAGTCGATACTTGTGACAGCATCCCAAAGGCTTTTCAAAATCTCGCCAAAGCTCTTCAAGAGCTCCGGCGCCTGCTTGACGAGGCCCGCAATCAGTTTGCCGATTAACGTCACACCCATGCGAAGGATATCGGGCAGCTTTCCGCTTATCGTGGTCAACAGCTTGCTGATAACCTTTCCCGCGCTCTCTGCGATCTTCGGCAGAGCTTGGATGATGCCTTCTGTCAGCTTCAGCACTAAATCAATGCCCTTTTCAAGTATTACATCAAGGTTGTCCAGAATGAAGTTAATAAACCCATCAAGCAGGTCACCCGCAACGCTTATTATTTCGGGCAATCCCGACAGAATGCCGTCAGCCATCTCCATGACAAAAGAGATACCCGCGTCAAACATCTCCGGCAGATTAGCAGTCAATTCAGCTTTCAAGTCGGTCAAAATCTGCCCAAGCGAATCAATCAGCCCCGGCCCTTCTGAAACAAGGCCATCCTTGACAGCTCTGAACAAGTCAGCGCCCGCTTTTACAAGCTCAGGAATGGCTGTAATGAGTCCCTGCACGATGGCGACTATGACCTGTGGAAGCGCTGCAAGCAGTGGCTGGATTATTTCGCTTATGTGCCCCGCAAGATTTACGATCAGATTAGTGACAGTCTGTATCAACTGCGGCAGGGTCTCTCCGATCTTCGCAAACATATCAGGGAGTGCCGCTATCAGAGCATTGAACACGCCATCAAGAATGGTCGGGATCTGCGTGACTAAATTACCAAGCATCGGCAACAGATTGCCGTTGATGAATGCGCTCACTGAAGCGCCCATCTGCTGCAGTGCTCCTGTCACATCTCCGCCGGTGGTTAATACCGCAAGCAGGTTAGTTGCTGTTGCTTTCATGGCGTTAAATGAGCCAGTGAAAGTTTCGCTTGCCTCTTGTGCCGCAACACCTGTGAGCCCCAGGTCTTCCTGGATGACATGGATTGCCGCGTAGACATCGCCCAGGTTGTCGATGTTGTACTCAACACCCGACAGCTCTTTTGCATCGGCAAGCAAGCGCTCCATCTCTGTCTTGGTGCCACCATAGCCGAGCTTCAAGTTGTCCAACATAGTATAGTTCTGCTTCGCAAAGCCCTGGTATGCGCTCTGTATATTCGCTATATCCGTGCCCATCTTGGCGGAGTTGTCAGCCATGTCCATGATGGCTGTGTTCGCCGCTTGTGTCGCGCCTTCGATGTCGTCACCGAATGCCTGCTTAAGTGAAGCACCGAAGCTAACTGCCTGTTCTGCGTAGTCGTTCATGCTTATACCAGCAGTCGCCGCCTCTGCAGCCATAGCTTTCATGCTGTCAGCCGCTTCGCCGTAGATGGTATCAAGACCGCCGAAGCTCTGCTGCAGGTCGCCGCCAGCTTCAAGGCTTTCCTTGACAACCTTACCGATGCCAGCCGCAATGAGCGCAGTCTTAAGCGAGCCGGCAATGCCGCCGCCTATCTTCTTGCCTGTCTCTTTGCCGACATTCTCACCGCCAAGCTCTTGCGTTATTTTAGCTTGAGCCCCTTTCATGTTGGGCACTATCGTCACGGTGGCTCTTGCTACTTCTATCGTTCCTGCCATGTCGCGCTTCGTGCTCCTTTCTTTTTTGTTCAAAAAATGCTTCAAGCTCCGGCACTGTCACAGCGCCTTTGCCGTATTTCTTTATATTCTGCGCTTCTTTGTCGCCCGGTCTCTTGTACGGCTTGGGCTGTTTAGCCCGCTTGTGCGACCCCATAGCGACCAAATTAGCGTTAATAATCGCCAACATATCGAAGATGTCAGCCAGGATCGCGTTGGTCTTTGACCGCGTCGCCCATAGCCCATCTTCTGGGGATAACTCTCTGATGAGATAACTGTCCATTGAGCTCTTCTTGATAAAAGAATTGAGCGCCCCCCATGAAAGAGAGCGCCCAATATCTCTTAACTCATAGCCTGTTTTAGTCAGCAGGTCTGTCTCTACCGCCTCGCGATGTTCTTCGATGAACCCCGCAAGGCTTTTAATTCCCCCAGTGTCATGCCCACACTTTCCTGTGTTGCATTGTTCCACGCTTTGATTATCTCTGTGAGCTGCACGATCGTGAGCTCTTCAAGCACCTCTTCGGGGATGTAGTCCTTCAGAAAATCGTTTATGCTGTCCATCTGCTGGATAGACTTGACCTGCTTCATGGTCATGTTACTGCCAAGGGGTATCTTATAGGTGGCCTCGCCTATGTTTACCTCCAAGACTTCAACCTCAACCGCCTTGTCATTGAGATTTAATACCATAACTTGCCTCCTTATGAGCTACTGCCCACACCGTCTTCAGTAATCAGCACAAGGCTGTTATCAAGAGCGGTGATGGTAGGTGTCCAAGTGATTGCCGAACCGGGAGCAAATGACACGTTGTCAATCGCGTTGATCTGTCCCTTTGTCATGCCCAGTGCGATCATGTCCTCGCCATCCTTCATCAAGAACAGGAATGCTTCGGGGTCGGGAAGGGATGAGCTGGAAAGATTAGCCTTCACCTTCTTGCCATGTCCAGTGCCTGCAGGTGTCACGGTGACATTGTTAGTGCCAAGAACAACCTTGAGCGATTCCTCAGTGGTGTCCATGACGGGCGCCTGGATCGTCTCTGTGTGATCTGTTAAAATCACGCGCTTGATGACATTCGCCCAGTTCTTTAAGTTCTCAACGCTCTTATCGGTTGCCAGGGTGATGCCGTCCTGCGTTATGTCGCCCACCTTCGTCCATGCAGATGCAAGGGTTTCCGAAGGATAAGAAGGCAGAGCAGTGCCAGCAGGAGCATGGAAAAACATACCCGTTGCAAGACCGATACCAAGCTTTGCATCGTTTGAAGCCATTTTTTATACCTCCAATTTTGATTTATGCGCCACAACCATGATGGTCGCGGAGCACATTGCCAAGTCGGGGCGGACAGGGTCAACCTGCCACGAGCCCGATGAGTTAACAGTGATGTTTCTGATCGCGGTCGTCTGCTGTTTGCTGACTGCGTCCAGAATGCCAAGAGCTTTGCGAAGCGTCAGGTCTGCCTCTGCTTCGTGTTCGGCTCTTGCGTAGAGCATAACCATGAATGTGTCGATGGTGTTAGTGTCCATGCCGCCTATTCTGCGAACCTCAACAGAAGGAAGGCTCACAGTTGCGGGGAGCGGTCGGCAATAGGTGGTGATGTACGCTGACAATCCCTTGCGGATCTCATCTTCAATATCAACTGAAATATCTATGTTCATCCCGACCACCTCACTAAGTTAATGACAAGATGAGCAAGCTGTCCTGTTGGTGAAGGCCAGTCTTTGACCTCACCATTGATGGCGTACTCATTGCCCTTGCAAATTATATGATCCCCCGCTTTAATATCAGCAGTAGCCGGAGCGTAAAGGGTTAACCCTTCAAACAAGCCTTCAATCCTGCCGTCCTGCGTCAGTGATGTGCTTGCTGGCTGTACATGACAGCCGCCTATCACCAACTCTGAAGCCGTGCTCCAGTCAGGAATCGCGGACCCACGCTCGGTTTTCGTCCCCGGTCTTTTTCTGCTGATTGTATCATTCCACCAACTTATCATTAGATTGCTCCTATTATGCGATTAGGGATCAGCAGCTCTTTTTCGGAATCCGACAAGCCCGCTGTCCCTGATGTGTTAGTCCATGATGCCGCGTAAGTAATCGACACGCCGCCTGTGCTTTCACTCTGCACGCCGTTTGACGATGCCAGGGCGATTGTAGTACGGTGCGCGGCGATTTGCTTGATGCCATCCACAAGGGCATCAGACAAGCCTGACTGATAAGTCACCTCAAGCTCCGTGAATGGCTCAATATAAGCGCACGGGCAGAACACTCTCAAAAATCCATTGGACTCAAGAGCATAATCGTTCTGCGTGGCTCCGCCGATCTTGACGGATGTGATAGCTGTCACGAAGCTTGACGGCAACTGTATCGAGAAGCCATACGGCATTCTTGTGATACGTTTGTCGAAGAACGTGGTCACGAGCTCACATGCGGCAGAAGGATATAAATGCCAGCCGCAGAAGCTCCGTATCTTTGCGCTCGCCGCTTTGATGTTCGGCTCAATTCTGACATCTCCCGCGAACTTGTTGCCCGTCAGAGTGTTGAAATCTTCCACGCTTATGATGTCCGCCAGTGTGTCACTGTCTGTGATTGTATATCCCCATGCCGTTTTTAAACTCATTTTTTTGCCACCTTTTTCGCTTTGTTCACGGGTGCAACCTCTTTGTTCTTCGGAGCTTCAACAGCTTTCGCTTTTACCTCTTCGGATGCAAGAATTGCACCTTCGGGGACATCCTGCTCGTCAAACTGAAATCTGCGCCCGCCGTAGATATAATCTTTCAACATAACATCACCATAAGCGGAGCAGCCTAAGCCGCCCCGCCCCTTTCATGCACTTATGAAGATGAGCTTGCAGTGCCAACCAGCGCAAATGCTGCAGGCACTCTGGTAGCCAGTACCATGCGCTCTTCAACACGAACGGTGATTCTGTTGTACTCGAAGTCGTCAACATCACTGTTGGATACCTCAACACGCATGCCCTCGCCTGCCTTGGTTACGACAGAAGATGCTGCCTTGAATGCGCCGACAACTGCCTGACCTGCGGAAACGTTAGCGCTCTCAACAACAGGAAGGCCCCAGATGCGAGGATTGCTGCTGTATGCGCCGTTGCCGTATGATCCGTAAGCGGGACCGCCAAGGAGATACTGCTGATTGCCGTCCTTTGCAAGCAGAAGGCTCTCAAGGTCTGCGGGGTTGATGAGGATAGCGTCTGCTTCATAGCCGGTTACGCTTCTAACGGCCTGCTTTGCCTTCAGCAGATTGTCGAAGGTGATGCTGCCGGTTACCTTCTGAAGTCCGGAAGTAGCGGTCAGAGCGCCTACAAGGTAAGCTTCAACCTGCTTCTTGAACTCATAGATCAGACGGCCACGGATTGCGCTCTCAAGGAATGCAGCATCGCTCAGGAGCTCATCAGTCTCCTTGATGAATGCAGCGATCTTGTTCAGCGCTACAGTGACGGGGGTGTAAGGGATGTGTACCTGGGGCTTCTTAGCGCCTTCAGCTACGGTGGTGATGTTACCTTCAAGACCGCCCAGCTTGTAGTAGGTGAGTGCGTTGCCGCTGATTGATTCTGATCCGAACAGGGAGCGAACAGTCAGCGCAAGCTGAGGGTCAACTACCTTCTTGTCAAGGTCAGCGAATACAGACTCACCAACTGCTTCATTGTCGTTGTAAGCCTTGAGTGCAAAGCTCTTGCTGCCCTTCTGGGTCTTCAGCTCTTCCAGGTTCAGTTCTTTGATATCCATGTCTTTTTCTCCTTTTTCTTCTTTTGTTCCCATCATGGCGATGGCCTTCTCTGCGGTCTCTGCCTTCTTGATGGTCTCGGCAAGGTCAGCGATCTCTTTTGCTAAAGCTTCGCCCTTGTCGATTGCCTCTGCGTTTCCTTCCTTGATTTCAGCCTCGAGCCCTTTGAGCTCTTCCTGCTTACTCTCGTATGTTTCTTTGATCGTCATGGTCTTAATCCTCCATATTTTTTATGATTGACAGAAGTGCATCCTTTCGAGCATTGAGCTCATCCGGCTCCTTTGAGGTTGCATCCTCATTGGCCTTCTGTGCCTCCTTTGCGTCGTCCGTTTCTTCTGCTTCATCCTCTTCATCTTCGGGCTCTTCTATCTCGCCCAGCACTTCCTTGAGCAGTGCGATTGCCTGTGATATGCGGTCAGCATCCTTCTTGCTGTTGCGTGCTCCGCTCTTGACTTCGGGCTCTGCGGACTTAACATCAACAACGCCAGCATCCTCATTCGCGGGAACCGTCACAGCACTGATCTCGAACAGCTCAAGCTCACGGAGCTCATTCGCTTTTGTGCCATCTTCAAGAACAACCGTGCCCTCGTCCTTAACCTCATAAGCGAAGCTGAACTTGCGGAGCCTGCCGTCCTTGTAAAGCTGTCTCACCTTCTGAGCCTCTTCGGTGTCGTCAAAAGTAGCTACGAAGTGCAGCCCCTTCTCGTCCTCTTCAGCTTCTGCAGTGCCGATGAATGCCTTAAGGTCATCCATCTTATGAGCCCATAAGAACGGGATCCCTTTGCCACCGTTCCAGCGCTCTGCCAGAGTCTTGGTGAATGCGCCCTGCTTTACAACATCGCCATAGCTGTCAGCCTGTCTGATAAAGGTGCTTGCATAGCCTTCAATCTGACCATTGCCATCGTCGCGGTATTTGACCTGCATCTCTTTGATTTTCATGTTTTAATCCTCCAAAATAACTATTTCTGTTGCACAGTTGCATCCACAGCTCTCATCGGGGCTTAAGTCGTCATCACCGGGCCAAAGTGCACCGTTCGGGAATGGTTCATCAACATCAACCTCAACGCCATTCAGTGCTGCATGAGTGTCTCTCGCGTTGGCGCCAGTCACCCATACTTTTTTGACTGTTTTTCTGATTCCCTGCTGTCTTGCCTGTTGCGGTGCTTCATGAAGACCAGCCCAGCCGATTGCGGCAATAGCAAGCGCATGACCAAGCAAGTCAGCGTGTTCACCGCTTCTGACATCCATCACATGCGCGGGGGTGTGGTCCTCTTCGTCCTCCCCTTCGTACTCCATAGTCTCTTCAAGCTTGCGCTTGGTGCTTTCGTTTATAGCCGCCGCACGGCCTTCTGACAGGGTCTTCAAATATGCCCTTGTCTGTTCGCCGCTGTACTTGGAGCCAATCACCTTCGCAACGTCTGCGCCATGTCTGTCGGCAAGCTCATTTATCAGCGGCTCAATATCTGCCGCAAGTTCCTCGTCCCATCGATGCTGGTTCCACCAATTCTCGGCTTTAGCGCCTATCTTCGGCAGTACGCTGTCAGCCTGTCTCTTGAAAAACTTGCTCAACACCTCTGCAAGCTTCTGGTCTTCCTCTTCAGACGACCCGACACGCACGCGCTTTGACTGTGCCTTGCTCCGCATCTTGGCGGGCTCCGCGTCAACCGTTGTCATGTCCTGCTGTTCATTCATGTGGGTATCCTGCGGTGATGCCTGACCGCCCTCAACCACGTTGAGCGGCACGATAAGCTCATCACCACCCTCAACAGGCGGTAAGTTGTTGTCTGCTCTTGCTTCGTTGCGTGTCATCCAAGGACCGCCCACAGCACTCTGCAGGATGCTTGCACGCTCTTCAAAGGATCCCTTGAGCTTCTCAGTCAGATCAAATTCAACATACAGCGACTTGTCAGCCTTAACCTTCGGAAGTAAAAAGCTGTTTATCCTCTGCTGTATCATCTGCAGGATAGGACCCAAGCATTCAGCGTAAAGCGCCCTCGCGTTGTCCTTACTGCTTGCATATGTCTGCGTGTCGCTGTGCCATACAAGCGAAGGGTTGACGCCATAAGCCGCCGCCACGCTTTCACGGGACAGCTTGACCGACTCCGCCCATTGTGATTCCTTGAACGAAGTGCTGAAGGGCTTTATCTCCATGCCGTCTTCAAGCAAGGGAATGCTGCCCGCCTTTTCGCCACCAGCTCCCCAGCCTTCGCGGAATGCCGTTATAAACCGGCGCCGTGCCTCATCATCCCATGGCTGCACATCCTTGGGTCTGACGATCTGTGCATTCAGTCTGCCGGAACTATGCCACAACTGTTTGCGGAAGTTGCCAGCCTCAATCTGCTCCTGCAAGGTCTGACGCAGGCCCGATATCGGCGCAACATATCCCCCAGGGTTGCCGGGGGAGTAGGTCTTGAACTGGATAAACTCTTCCTTCGGGATGTCTACGAACTGCCCTGACTTCGTCTGCACTCTTATCGCGTCGGGAGCATAAGCAGTGCCGCCGATGGTCTCTGTCACCCATTCAGACGGGATGATGCGCATCTGATAGCCGCTGTCGCTGTTCGCGTCCGGCATAAGCCAAACGTAAACACAGCCGAAGATAAAATACTCCATGGCAACGCCACGGATGAACTCAAACGCCGTCTGATCGCTGTTGGGCATGTACAGCAGCTTCGCCGCAGTGCTATCCCTGTCACGCTTGCGGGTGGTCTCATCATCGCGCTTATACACTTTGAGCGGCAACTGTGCCACGCTGTTTGACAGGAAGTCTACAACAGCCTTGAGGTTGTCCTGTGAAGTGTATAGCTTCTTTGCTGTGTAGTTGATTACCTGCGTGGGAGCATCACTGCTCAGAGATATCTGCACCACCGTAGGGGTCGCCATTAAGTTTTTGATTCTTGATAAAATTGACATTTTCTTTCCTCGCTTATGTCAAGTAATGGTCTTTTATCCACTGGATACGCCTTCGCGCCGCTTCTTTTGCCCATGAATGCTGGAGCTCATCCTCATTCATCATCAGCATGTATATTTCCAGATACCAACGCGCATCTTTTTTACGGTCGTTTGTCGTGGTCAGTGAGCCTTCTCTGACGAGCCATTCATAAAGGTCATCATGGATCACGGCAGCAGTCTCACAGACATCACACTGAAAAATATGCTGATAACAGTCATCAATCATCAGGCCTTCGGGGAACTCAACGCAGAGCTCCGTTTTGACGGCCTTACTCCATGGCATACCCACTTTTATATCAAGCGCTATGTCCTGCGGTGTAATCGGGTCGGTGTATCTGTCGTGATGTTTGCCGCGTAAGCCCGTTGATAATCTGGTTTTTATGAAGTTAAAACGTATGATGTCGGGCATCTTGTTCGACGCTGCGCAATCCTTAATCTTCTGCAGTGCGTCGTCATCGATCAGCACATCATCACCATCAAGCCATAAGGTGTACGCATCGCCCTTGCAGTGCTTCATGGCCTCATTCCTTGCCCCTGCCGCAAGCCCCTTGCGATCCATCTGCAGAGCAATGTCAGGCTTTAGCTTCTGGATGGTCGCCCAGGTATCATCCGTGCTCTGATCGTCAACGATAATGAGGTGATAATCCTGGCAACTCTGCCGCCTTATTGACTCCACCATGCGGGGCAGAAGCTCCGATATGTTGAATGCGGGGATTATGATCCTAAAAAACCGCTTCTCTGTCTTTTTAACACTCATATTTGCACCCCTTCGGGAATAGATTCGCAAAAGCCATCGTAATATCTTCAACGGCCTGCGGATAATACCCATCGTCAAGCTCTCCGGCGTCGTTTATGCAAAGAAGCGGATTGTTTTTGCCTTCGATCGCGCTGATAATGGGCGAATAATCGTTATTTATGCGTATATAATCATGCGGCACGGTGAACTCACTGTATTGGCCCGTATAATATGCGTAATATTGGTAAATGTACCCAGTAAAGTTGTACCAGTGCCGCTCTTTTGTGATGGTTGAATCAATCAGCGGGGCTATTTTCTGCCCGACTTCACGCATCTGCGCCGCGTTTATGCCCTTTTGGCAGTGCTGGGGCTTCAAAAGCACCATCGGATCCGTCCTTGCAACGTCTGCAGCATCTGCCGCCATGTCCATGCCGTTCCGGCAGCAACGGCGGAACAGGTTCTGAACCGCAAAATCCGACTCATAAAAGCTCAAGCGTGGCTTGTCACCATCAAAAAAAGCCGACTCATCAAGCGGCTTCAGTACGAAAAAATCATCGTTCGCATATATAAACCGATCCGACAGCCCCTCAATTTGCCACATGTACGACTCAATCGCGGAGCTGTTGAACGTGGGCAAGTGCTTCTGTGACATGAACTCTTTATGCGTCACTACTCTGACATGGTCACGGTTGACCCAGTCGGGCACCTGTGAATCCGTGCTGACAATCAACACGATCCTGTCAACCCACGGAAGGTTGACCGCCACAGAGCGAAAGGCATAACGCAACGTGTCGAACGGTCGGAACCGTGACGCATCCATCTGGCTGAGGAATCCATGCTGTTTGTACTGTTCCCGCCAAACGGGATCATTGCAGTCAACATATGGCAATACATAATCAATCATACAAACATCATCCCCGCGCCCTGTGCGTATGCACTCTCGAATATCTTCGGCTTCTTTTCGTCTACAATCCTTGTCGCTGCAGCAAATGCGCAGAAACAAGCGAACAGCGGCGCTATATCGTCGGGGCTCTTTATCCTGTCGGGTAGCATCACGCCTCCGCCGATATTGCGTAGCTGGCATGTCTTTGCCGGCGGGTCAAGTATCGGCTGTGCAAGGTGGTATATCCTAACCCCTGTTGTCGGTGTATCTGTCGGTGCTTGTCGTGCTATCGCATCATAAAAGCGCCCCCAGCCCTGTGTAAGCTCACCGCCCTCAATCGGTATGCGCTCGATGTTCTTAAGCGTGCAGACCTGCTCACCAAGTCCAGCAACAGGAGCACCGCGCGTCTGGAATGCTACTGACATCGGACCGCGTGGAGCGCGTTCACGGAACCAATCAATGACCCATTCAGTGCCAGGGCGCCTTGCTATCAACTCAATGTGATAATTGCCATCAGAACGCATCCCACAAGCCGCTATAGCCGCCCAGCGCCTGTCCTGCGATAAATCTATCCCGTAAAACACGGGGCTCTCTGGAGCTATCTCTGACGCCATATCAAGGGCGTTCTCCCAGGCGCCATCAGGGAAGGGATTCGGTAGAATCGTCTCGACCTGCTGGCACATACATTCTGAGCGGAATTTATTCTCAGGGAAGGTCTTGCGGTTACTCAACAGGGCCCTTTCCGTCAGCCGCCCATATCCAAGCGCCGGATTAGCCTGTGCAAGCGCCTTCATGTCATCCGTTGCCGCTCCGTCGGGAGCTGACCACTCAAACAAGCCGATTGATGTATCATCGACTTCATCATCACCGCCGAAGTCTTCCTTGATGCCCAGCGCGTTCGATCTGATCTGCCGCAGCACTATGCTGTCGGGGTCGCCCGCGTTGCTAAAGCATATAATCACGCCATTCGGCTTGGCGTTGGTTGACGCTGCCGCCGCACTCCATGTCTCAAAGTCCCTGTGTTCACGAAGCTCATCAAGCATGACCAGATCATTACTATCGCCACGCCCTGCCCTTCGTGTGGGTGCGCCGACCTTGTATTGACGGTTGCCAGTCAGTATCAATCGCTTGTTGCCGTTCGTCCTGCTGACTCTGTCAATGCTCCGCTGTAGTTCCGGGATGCCTTCCTGGTCGTTTATGACCGCCTCCCATACTTCCTCTGCCTTATCCAGTGACAGAGATGTGCCGAACAAGCTTTCGATGCCAAGCACATTCAAGAAAAACGATGCCAGCACTTCAGACAGCACCGTCTTGCCGTTTTGTCGGCTTACCAAAATCAATATCGTGCGATATCGAAACTTCCATTCACGCTTCAAGCTCCCCACGATCTCAAGCATGTGCTTTAAGCACCACTCCTGCCACGGGTACAGCTCCTTTTTTAGCACGTTGTTCGCATACTCAATCGCCGCGAAGCCTAATGTTGTTGCCGGGGTAAGCTTGCGCAGCGGCGGAGTGAATAGCCGTGCCTCTGTATTGCCCTTTATCATTTAGCGATCTTGAAGCGCTTTCTTAAGTCATCAATCGATGTCTGCTCACCCGGCTCATCAGCATCAGACAACTCATTTTGCACTTTGACGATATAGCAGTAGTCCTTGAACGTGGCTCTGATCTCCGCCACTGCAGGATTAGCTTTTATCGCGGGCTCACCCTGTGCGGTGGTCAGTATTTGCGACTCTGCCATCTTGCCATACGCTTCAAGGTGGGATTCTATCCACGCCCGCATCGCCTGTTCAATCTTATCAACTGTCTGCTTCTGAACTGATGTTCCCTTCATATCTCTGCACCTGCCTTTCAATGCCGCCTTGAATAAATGCCAGGAAACAGTCAAGGCCACCCTGCTTTCGCCCCGTCGGGCTATCCTGGCAATAAGTTCATCTCACGGATCCGCTCAATGCGTTGTCTGTTATCTCTGCCCTGTCTGCAGCATCCGTTTCAGCCGTGACCTGAGCATACGCCCTGCCGCCCTTGTATCCGCCCTTCCAGTTCGGGGGCGTACCCACACCAGTGCTCACCACGAAGCCGCCGCCCGCCTTACTATTGGCACGGCCTGCGATGCCCTCCGCGATCTGCTCACACAGCGACTGCACGCCGCCGGAGCACTCCACCTCTTCAAATCCTGCCGATATAAATTTTATTGTCGTTTTGGTGCCCATAGAATACCCCAAAAATTAAATCAAGATTTAAGAGAGGGAAAATCC